GTTTTAGATTTCTTAGAAAACCTTGCATAAAAACTGCTGTTGTTGTTGTACTATCTCCTGATTTTTCTAAAGTCCTAGCCGCACCTGCAATTGCCTGCAAAGCTCCAAAATTCATAGTCTTATTAGAAAACCTTATGTGCTTCATAACACTTACACCATCTTTTGTTACAATAGGTGGGTCTGTATTATTATCTAATATAGCTAATCTTCCTTCCACTCCTAAAGTCCTTGCTACAGCGTCACACGCTTCTAAAAAACCAGCGTCTAATTTCTTGTAATCGTCAATTAAAATATTATTACTCTTGGTCATACTCTATATCTACTATGTTCGCCATTTCCTCAATTATAAGTTGTGACTCTATAAATTTATTTTTATCTTTTTCCCAATCTCCACTCATACCTCTAAACATTTGATGTAACTCTTCTGTTTCTCTTAGGCACGTGTATAATTTTTTAAAATCTTCGCTATTCCTTTTCATTTGGGGTCATTAGTTCTGTTATTAGTTGTCTGTACGTGTCTTCCGTTATATCTCCATCACTTAACTTCATAGGAAACACTTTGCCGTCTATTATCACTTTTAATGTTTTGCTACCTTTGTAAGTCTCCCAACCGACAAAAGTAGCTTTTAACATTTTTTTTATAAAGTTTAAATAGTGATTATGATTTAAAAACTCCTTCTCCATTTACTTCTTCTGATTTTTTAGCAATCCCTTTGTTAATATTATCTTGGTGTATTTGTGTGAGTGCAAAAAGTAATTGGTTTGCTTTAAGAGATATCTCCGTGGTTATAGGTACAGCTCCATTTTCCTCAGCAGCAGTAAAAAAGAAACTGTTTGCTGTGTGTTCCGCCCAATCAATAGTAACTTTTAATAAGTTACCATCTTCATCTTTAATCTCGTCTACTTTTTTAGGGTATACTCTTAAGGCACCTACTGAGGGCTCTTTTTCAATTACTTGCTGTAAGAACTGCATTATAACAGTTACAGCATTAGCGTTTATTGAAATCAATTGATCTTGTTCGTATGAGTATTCATACGGGTTTACTAACTCTCTATTTTCCATTTAAATTTTCTAACGATTTGTAATAGTTTAATAAGTTCTTTTGTAGGTGTAAGTATTCATCATACTCGTCCGACAAAAGTTTTAATCCGTCCGTTTGTACCTGCATTTTTTCAGACCTTGACTTTTCTACAAAGTTTTGAGAAGAGTCTGCACTAAGGGTACCCGTATAATTCATAACAGTGCCTGTATAATTCATAAGAGTGCCTGAAATACTAGTAATATCAGTATTAGGACTATTAAATAGATCCTCTGCTTTTTTTGTGAACTTAATTGATAATTCCACAAATCTTTTTACCTTGTCTTCCATATTTTAAAAAGGTAAATCATCTGCTGGTTCAAATGCTTGTTGAGCAGTCTTAGCTTCTGGAGCTTTTGCTTTAGGAGTCTCTGTAGCACCTTTAAAATGTTTGGAGAATTCCTCATAAAGAAAGTCTAAACGAGAGTCTCTACTTGTGGTCATCTTACCTTGTACTTTTACTTGCTCTGTGTCAGGTAGTAAAGATTTTGAATCTGTTCTTTTATCTTTATATTTAGGCTCTACTTTGTTACCATCAACTCTTAAAGAAATACCTGAAGTGTAGTACGTTTTATTTTCTCCATTAATTTCCGAAGTGTTTGGGATAGCATAAGGAAAAAATACCATCTGTTTTGCTGTATCTGTATTCAATAAGCGATTTAGAATATTTTCCGCATACTTAGAATAGAATTTAATTTGAATAATACTTTCATCTCCATCTTTATCTAAAACTGTAAGATTTAAATTTGTTCCATTATCGTTTGTAAACTTTTCTTGCGCTGTAATATTACCAATCAAACTATCGTAAAACACTTGGTATTGGTAGTCCCCTTTACCTTTGTTTACGTACTTACTACGCAAATCTAATTGTTCCACAGCTTGTGTTTTAGATTTCAAATCTGCTTCTGTAATCTCTGTGTAACCTTCAGGGATGTCTTTAACCTTTGTAGATAATTTACCATAACTAACTCCATAATAGTTCTTACGACCTGAGCTTTGTGCATTGTTTTCTGCTGCCATTTTAATTTAATTTAATTGTTATTCCCGTTTTAGGGTGCTTATTGCTTGTTTTATTCTACTTATTATTCTATCTAAAATGCTTTGATCCATTAGGAAAATCTGTGCGTAAATCTCTTCTGCTGATTCAACAACCGTATAACCTTTACCTGATTTAAGCTCTAAAAAACTAAAACCTTCTGAGTTATCTTCACAACTTTCGAACTCACTATAATTAACTATTAAGTCTAAAAATTCTTCTTCAATCTCTTCTTTTTTTAACGTCATAAGTCCATTTTCATCTATTTCAGACTTTTCTGAGGCTAGATTTTTTGGTGGGCGTAACCCTTGATCTTCGTACCACGCTTTACTAAATCCATGCACTTCATCTTGAGCGTCTTCTTTTGCTATTTCTTTATCTATTCTTGCTTGTCCTTGCTCATTAGGTACAAAGTTTACCACTGTCAGGTATAAAATTCTAGGTCTCCCATCTGTTATTTTTATTTAAGCAAAGTTAGTGTTTTATTTTTTAATGTGCAAATTTATTTTCTTCAATCCATAATTCAAGTTCTGCTAATGCATTCCAGCATTTATGAAAGATGTGAGGCAATCCACTGTCTAAATCTATTACACTTTTGTCAACACTGTGTCTTTGTAAAGCATCCGCATAAGTTTGACTCCCCCCTAATACTTTTTTAAAATTTAAAAAATCGACATCTGTATCTTTATACTTATTGTGTCCAAACATAGTTGCTTGACACACTGCATTTAAAGCTTTTGGGAACTGTCTTGTTAGCATAATATCTAGAGGTAATTTACCATCATTATATTTAACACCCTTTGTTTCTTTTAGTGGATGCTCTGTTGTTTCAAAAACAGAACCTTTAAAGTTATTTTTTAGTACTCCCCAATTTTTTTCATTATACTTGTTATCTTTTTTTCTTGTATTATTACAATCTGAAAATAACTCACTTAATACCTCATCAAGAAACATAGTTGTACTTATAGACTTTCCACTCTTTTTTGTGGCACTAGTTGTACAATTTTTAATATCCTCTTTATCTACTTCAACGTTACCAATAAAATGCCTAGCATTATTCTCCATTACTTTTAATTTTAGTTGTTCTTAATTCTAAGTCTTTAACTTTAGTTATCCAATCTCCATTTTTTGTTAATCTTTCCCACTCTTCAAAACTTTTAACTTCTTTATTTTCTACAAAGTAAGTAAAGCCATTTCCTGAAATTTTCATAATTGTAAATGTATATGTTTTTTAAAAATGAGAGTTTGGCACATGCCTACCTTAAGTACTCTCCTTAATTCTGCGTGATTAAGACTTAACATTCACTAGATTGAACTCTACAATGCCTGTTACTTTTTATGTTCAAATTAAGCAACTAGTGTTTCGTGAGTAGGACTCGAACCTACACGGAGCTTTCACAAGTAATACGTACTTCTTGCTTCTACTTTTAGGTCATTTTAATTTGTAATAATAGTTAACTTTGGCAGTTCAGTGGTTAATTACTCCCACTTATCATTACACTCCTCTTATTGCCCTTACCACCTACCGACTTAACTTTAGGCGTGCCTTCCAATTACACCATCACGAATTAAGAATAGTCTATTCCTATTAGTCACAGAATCTTTCACGTCTTTCTGCCAACGGTTGTCTTGTGAGAACAACTTTAATCTCTCCTTTTATTTGTTTCCTTAGGATTGGAATAGGTAGTCAAATTGGGCTCGAACCAATATCCCTGAGTTTTATCCCCCACTCTATCCAATTGAGCTATTGACTAAACTTTACCACTTACAAACCCTTACTGTTTGTCACTCCTCTTGTGGTCTGTTTTGTGGAGCAGGTGGAATCGAACCCCCAGTGTTAAGCTACATATCATTAGCCATCTAGTTTGTCCTAGCCTACCTAAAATCATCACACAACCCTTTTACTCCAAAAAATAAACCCACTTGACACTCTCGGTTAAACAAGCAACGTGGGTCAGTCCAAGAATACTATTCGAGGAGATGTAACCGATATTTAAGTAAAACTTCTTACAAGCAATTTCATCTTGAACTCTCTACCGAGAATAATAAATTCATATTATGTGTCTGTCTTCCACCAAAGAAGGTTCGTATTTACTTATTTTAATTTTCCGCAAAAAAAAAGATAAAAAACAAGTCAACATTCCAACCGTTGAAAATAATTCAGGAGCTCCTCAACCCTGATATCAATGGAGCACTTACTTACTACTTCCTATCACAAGAACACACTCTTTATTGGTTTAAGAGTTATAACATTAGACAACCTTTTGTTTCAAAGTCAATTCTACATCTAATGCTACGTCTTGTATTTCAGCTTGTTTTTATCTTCTACAAATATACAACTTTACTTTTTAACTTACAAATTTATTTATAAATATAATCTAAAATTTCTCCAACTAATCCACTCCTATGGTTTTCTTTAAGTTTGATATGATTTATACCTTTAATATTTTTAGATAACTCAATTGCAAAATCTAATCCTGTGTAAGTTTCTGTTATATCACGCTGAGCTTGATCTCCATTAATTACTATCTTACCTGTTTTACCTAATCTACATAAAATTGCTTCCATCTCTTTTGCTGTTAAGTTTTGAGCCTCTTCAACTAATAAAACATCATCAATTGTCTTACCTCTAATATATTGGACAGGTAATCCTTGTATCTTACCATCTTTCACAAACTCGTCTATTTTAGACTTATCTGCACACTTGTATAAATTTTCTAGTAGTGCTTCGATATACACATTAAATTTGTCATCTAAATTTCCAGGAAGATAACCCAATGATTTTCCTACTTCTATTGCAATTCTCGTAACTAAAATTTTATCACATTGTTTTGTACTTAAAAAATCTAAAGCTGTGATAGCTCCCACCAAACTTTTCCCCGATCCCGCACGCCCAGTAATTATTACAATCTGGTTATCTAAAATTAGTCTTTTAGCTTCTTTTTGCTCTTCGTTTAATTGTAAATTATACTTAATCTCTGATTTTCTAACTCTGTTCGGTTCTTTCATAATTATGTTTATTTATTTCAGTAAATATAAGTAATGTTTTTTAGCTGTGCAATTGTTTAGCTTACTTTTTTCGGAAATTTAATCCGATGGAAAACTCCACTCATCAAACAGAAAAAGTAATGCTTTATATGCACTTAATCCTCGTCTGTGACACTTTTTAAAGTATTCCAAGTTATTGAATAACTCTTCATCTGTATATGAATACTCAATACTTCTTATTCCTACCATTATTAAATACTGTTCTTCTGTCATTTTTATTTATTTTTTTTGCGGAAATTTAACTATTTGGTTCTAAATGTTTAGAGTAAATCAAACTTTTTATCCAAAAATTCAAACATAGAGGGTCTGTCAAACCTCCCCCACAAAGTATTTGTTTAGTTTCTTCATAACTTGTTTCTGCTTTTGAGAAACAGAATTTGAGTATTTCTTTTTTGTAAGGTGTATTACCCTTGATTAATTCCGTAAGTTCCTTTGATGAACCACAGTAAGTTCGCCAAACATACAACCCCTTACTTATTCCTTTATTTTTACCGCTCGTATAGCGTGGCTTCCACATAGTTTTACGGCCATAATAATAACGACCTGTGCCATCAAGTAAAGATATCTTGTAAATGAATGCTAGGGAACCTTCAGGTGTTTTTAAAATGTTATCTACTATAATATTATTATAAGTCCATTCTACGGTTTCTTTCTTTTTTACTGCCATCTTTCTACTTCTACCACCTTTGTGTATCTATTAATCTCTCCATATCTTACCCAAAAATAATCAAAATATAAACACTGCAACTGAAATGTGTTTTCATGTTTGTACCAATTACCCCCTAACCATTTTCTGCACCATTTAAAGTTTTTCATATCTATTTTTTACTTTTTTATTGTGCCTTCTCACTTGTTTTGAACTACCTCTCGTAAGTTTCTCAGCCCTTTCTAATTTATCTTCTAATGTTTTGTATATCGGAGAATAATTATCGTCTAAAAGTATTTTATCCCAATATTTCGTAAAATGAAATCTGTATTGAAATTTGATCTCTATATGAGTCCATCCTAATATCGGAGCAGAGGCATTAATAATAAATAATATTATATAAAATGGTATTCCTACTAGCAAAGCAAAAAAAGTGTATGAAATAGAAGTTAACTTAGTTTCCCAACTATAGGTATCTTTATAGGTGTATCCTGCTATAAAAGCATTAATTATAAAGTAAATATAAATTACGTTTGTCATTTTGTTGTTTTTTTATTTTTCGCCGAAAAAAGGATTAAACAGAAACAACTAAATTCCAAACATTATCCTCACTAGGTGGAAACCGTTCTGACTTAGCTAATGGAATTACTTGCTTACCACTTCTATACAAACCACTTTTTAAAGCCTTTTCTCCAGTTTTTTGGACTGAAATTTCTCCTGTTACCTCTAAGAGGAATAATAGTAATTTTTTCATAATTTTTTTGTTTTATTTATTTAAAAAATTCCCACCCTAACAACTCTCCTTATTTCTAGTGAGTTTTTCGAGGTTCTTGGTTTGGTGGGAAGCTACTACGAACCTTTTTTTGCTTTTTTGTTACGCTTCTATATTAAAATTTTTCTCTACAGAGGTTAGCTATTTCTAACATTAATTCAGGATTATCTTTCAATGTGTCTCTTGCATTATCCTTACCTTGACCAATTTTTGTGCCATCATAAGCATACCAAGCCCCTGTCTGTTGGACTATTTTTAAATCTAATGCATTATTTAAAATATCCATTTCTATATCAAAGCCTGTTCTATTATTATAAGGTAGTGAAAACTTTGCTCCTCTATGCCCTGATAATTTATCCTTATTAACTGTTACGTTTACATCTTGTCCTACAGTTTGTTTTTCTTTGTCTTTTGTGTTACTTCTAGTAAGGTATAATTTCTGACTTGCAAAATCATGTATCGCTCTACCACCTGGTTCTTTAAAAGGCTCAAATACATTTCCAATATTTTCATATAAATGATTTGTGACTACAAGTGATGCTTTGCTTTTATATATTTTACCCATTGTTTTTCTGAAGAATTTTTTATATGCTCGAGCTTGAAGCCCCATTTGCATTTCTTCCATTGTTGCTTGATATTCTGCTTTAGGGGCAAGTGAATCAAACCCATCAAAAATAACAATATCTGCTACATTACATAAATCTTCAACCATTTCTGCACCTTCCTCAAGATATGTTGGTTGTAGTACATGTATTCTTTCCTTTTCTATACCAAAGTACTTGTCAATCCATATGTAAGAAGAATCGCTCCAATTAAACTCATTATCACAAAAACCAATAACTTTATCTTTATTTACTCCCGCAAAAGCTAAGGCCAAAGAAGTTTTACCACAAGAGGCAAAAGCCGAGTAAGTTGTAATTTTTCCGTAAGCGGGGCCTCCACCTAAATACCTATCAAATGATAGAAAGGGATTTTTTAATCGTTCTACTGAAACATCAATATCCCCTAAATCTACTGTTGGTGGGTTAAATATATTTTCAGTCTTATTATACTTTAAATACATTTTTTCAATTGCTGTTAATTCTTCTTCTCCGTCTTTAATTAATTTCTTCGCCATTATTTATATCTATTATTTTCTTAAATATTATCGCTTCTACGATTTTTAAGTTTATACCTAACTTTAGAAGTTCTTTTTCTATATACTTTTCTTTATTTAACAAATACATTATATTCAGATCCTTACCTTTAAATAAATTATTAGGGGTTATTTTATATACGTAGTCCTCAAATTCTACCAATAAGTGCTTTTTGACATTTTCGTATTCTGTTATAAATCGTAGGGTTTTTTCGGAAAATTTTGTGCTTTTATTAAAAAACTCCTCTTTAAATTGGGAGTGATTTTTTTGTTGATGATACATTATTTACTGTAATTAGAAATTCGTCCGCTAATTGAGTTCAAGATTTGTTGAATAGCTATGACTGTTAACCTCGCCCTCTCTTTTTGTTTATATGCAAAAGCGCAAGCTTCATCAATCTCTTTAGCATCTAATCTCGCTAATCTCTCTGAATCAGCTACATTGTGATTTTTACCTGTTCTTTCATCTATTTCATTTCTATAATGTTCTTCTCTTTGTGCATAAAATCGTTTTCTATCATAGTCTTTACTTTCTGCGTTAGCAATAGTTTGACTAACACTGTCAGAAAGTAAAAGAAGATTAATTGCAATATCTTCTCTCATTAACTGTAGCTTTTCCATATTGAAGCTTTCTCTATTTTCATTATACTCTTCAACAAAAGACATTAATTTATGAAAAGGGTGTGATTCATTACTCATCTCTAAACTTTTTAATTAGCTTTATATAATCTTCTTTTGCAAATGTAATCAATTTTTTTGAGTTACACAACAATTCTTTAAACTTTTTTTCACCTAATTTTTGATGTAACCATATTTCATATTCATAATGGTGTAGAGACTTGTAACCTTCTTTTGGAATTTGAGAATCCCACGTATTAGATTGACTTGAAATTAAGTGGCAATTATTTAAATCATAACGAGTTGACATTATACCTCTATCATAAAAATGGGCTACATGCATCTTATCAGTAGAATAGTTTTTTTCTTTTAGTGGGCAAAAATAATAAGTTGACTCTTGGTTAGCTAATAAGTAGTGTCTTAAAGAATAATCACAAACTTTTTTTAAATCGGAAGTACTCAAACTTTCTAAATCTTTTGTGTTATAATCTAATTTTTTATATTTCTTCACTATTTTATATCTATCTTTTACCAAAACTTCCTAAACCCCATTCTATTTTTACAGGTATACTTTCCACAGTATGTACCCAAGCCTCCTTAAAACTGCAACCTAAAGTTAATTTATTTAATAATTTGTGGTACCATTTGTAGTAAATATGTTTTAGTTCTGACACTACTTTTAAATATCTTTGCTTTACTTGATCTTTTAGATTTGTGTTTACAAAGTATTCACTGCCTAATGTTAATTTAAATGTTTGTGCACTCATTTTCTTCTGTTTTTATTTCTTTTTCTCCGAAATTATCTCTACGTATTTTGAAAAATGAGTTTCCCAAAGTTTTTCAACGTACTTTTGCATTTCTAACATTCTCTTTATATCTTCTGATAGTTTTAAGTCTAATGGTTTGATTTCCATATATAATTTTTATTTTCCCAATACCTTTATAATCTGTTCTTTTAACTTTTCTTCGCCCGACTTAAAAATGTAATTATCCCTTGCCCACTTTAAATACGTCGCATCTTTTAGAAACACATCTCCGACTTTAGTATTAATATGCTTACCAAACGTAAATAGAGCATCATAATCTTTAATCTCAGCTACTTTCTCTCTTTCTTTGAATACTTTGTTGTTTCTTTTTATATATGCCTCTAAAAACTCTATTTTTTCTTTTGTGGCGGATTCGCCCGAACACCAAATTATTTCTTTATTTTCATTTAGAGAGTAGTGTGCGAAGTCTACCCAAAAATTAGAAGATTTATCAGAGAACTGTTTTATAATTATTTTAGATTCTTTCACTTTGGAAACAAATCTCTTCTAAAATCCTCTTGTTCTATGAACTCTTGAATGGTGTATCTATCAGGTTCTTCCTCTAACATTATTTTAAATCTTAAAAGTATTATCTCTAGTTCAGCCATTTCTATTGGTCTTGTTTTCATAATTTCTGTTTTTAATCCTTCTCAATATGGTTATACATTAACTGCATTACCCAAGCATCAGAAAACTCATACATTCCGCAAACTTCACATGCTTCGTTTAATGTATCAAAGAACATTATTTTACCTTCTTTATCTTTCATGTAGTCCATGTCGTGTAGGTTAACGATTATAAATTGATCTTTCATTTTATTCTATATTATAATAAACTTTCTAATTCACTTAAAAAAAGACAGCGCATAGAGTATTCCATCTGAAGTTCCATTAGTGATAATATTATTTCTTCTTTTTCTTTCGCCGAAAATTTAGAAGTGTCAAACTGTTTTAATTCGTTTAATTGTTCCCAAGTTTCTAGTTTGGCTAATTTATGCTCTTCTAATAAATGTTCTATTGTCATCTTATGTTTCTTTGTGTAAAGATAGTTCTTTTATTATTACTGTGCAAGTTTATCTCTTGTAAAGTACTGTAATCTTATGTTGATCTCTCTTCTTAACTCTTTCTCTGTTACTTCTTTGTATTTTTGATTTGGATTTAAGCTTTCTAAAAATCCTGTTTTAATCTCTTTTTCGCCGAAAACAAAATAAAAGACACGGTCTTCAAATGTTTCAAAGAATTCATCTTCACCAAGCATATAACACCTATTCTCCATCTTCTCTCTCTTTAAAATATCCACACCACTCCAGTTGCTTGTTAAAATGCTCAAGATATACTATTTTCCCATCCTGTAAGACATAAAGACTTCTTTTCTTCTTTAATTTTCTTGTTCTCTCAATTACTCCTAGTCTTACAAGCTCGTCAAACATTTCGTTTGGCACTTGTTCTGCTTCTTCTCTGACTATTCTTACTGCGTCAATTTGCTCTTGAGTGTAATCATATGATTTTAACCTTTCTGAGTATTGAGCCCAACCCTCCCTTATATATTTCATTTCTCTTTTTTTCTTTACAATACAAATGTAATTCTTTTATTTTTGTCTTGCAAATTTATTTTATATTATTTTCAACTTGCTGAAAATTCTCTACTACTTAAAAAAAAATTCTTTTCCCTATTCCTATTTAATCCAAACCAAAGAACTAGCTAAGTACTTATAGACGCATTTATCAGAGGGGCACCAAAAGACACCATTACCAACAGAACTGATGATAGTAGTTTTAATCTTTAGGTATTCTGGATACTGAATTGCATTTGTAAGTTTTTCTGTTCTGATTTTAGATTCTATAAATCCACTTGCTAATAACTGTTTTTTAAAATATCTACCATCTACTCCCCCATTAAGGTTAGTAAATCCGTTTTGACTTAGGATAACTTCTTCGCAATAAGCTTTAGTGAATTCATTTATCGAACCAAATCTTTCAATAATCTTACCTACCGCCGAAGTTTCCTTCTTTGACAGAATTGATTTTGTAGGATTTTGTTGCTGATAAACATATTTTTTAAGTAGTTTAGTCTGCGTTTCCTTTAAGTCTATTTGTTTATTCTGTTTTCTAATATTTGTTTTGATACGTACTGAACCAACACTTACAGCCGTTTTTAAGAACGATTTACACATTTCAATTGGAATATGTATTATACGAGTTTCAGACGTTCTAAGCTTCTTAAACGTGCTGTTAAAACCCATAACAGAAACACCACCATCACTGTTTAAAGTGACAACGCCAATATTTATTAAAATTGGTACATAAGTTTCAATTGCGTGTCTTGACATTCCAGTAAATTCTCTAAGAAGAGAGAAATGTTTAAGTTTACCTTTAGGTGAATAACGGCGATTTCCGTTCTTGTTCCCACGTAAGTGAGTAAAAACAGCGCATAACTTATCTGAATCAACATTAGGTGTGTTGAAGAAAGTATTATACTCAGCGTTATTAATGTAAACTTTTTTGTTCATAATATAAAATGCAGAAAGCCCTAAAATCAAAAATTCCCTTTTAAAGCGACTACAAAGGGATTTTTTAATTAAAGAGCTTTCAAAGCTTATTATATCTTTCTTTGTCTAGTTTGTAAGTAGTCGCTATCACTTATAAACATTTTATTTTAAATTCTAATGGTTGTTTTACGGCACAACTAAACCAACGAGCAAATTTACGAATTAATTTTTTAACCACCTAATTAAAAGACAGTTATTTTAGAGCTTCGAATAGGATTCGAACCTACGACCACCTCATTACAAATGAGGGGCTCTACCAACTGAGCTATCGAAGCATTTTGTGAGGCACACCATAACTCACTTACACTTTTTTAATTCGCCCCGCTAGGTGTTTCTATTTACAAACTTATAAGGACAGGGATGATGTTTTTATTATATTTTTTGCTAAAAAAGTTTAAGAGATAGTAATAACATCATCTGGTAAACTAACAGAAGGTTGATACTTAAACATTGAGTCTAGTACCAATTCAAAAATTGTAATTATTTGCCGAATAGAATAATTCTCCGTCTTACTATTTTCATACCTCTCATAGCTCTTAAATACAAAGTGATCGTAAAAATCTTTATTCTTCTCTACATGACTTGCATTAGTTACAACTTTTGATAAAGAATCGTAAAATAATTCTTCATATTGTAAAAAACCTAGTTTTTGTTGTTCGTAATACATTTTCTCTTATTTTGGTAAAGCAAAGATAGTTATAAAATTATTAACTCACAAATGTTTGACAAAATTTGTAACTATTAAAAATATTTGTTAAAAAACTTGCATATTAAAAAACAATGTTATATATTTGCAAAGAATAATACTAAAAGATGTTAGACAAATATTTTAAATACCTTTTTTCTATGATGAAATATGCGAAAGGAATGTCGCATAAGAGAAAGAAAAAGGGACTTCAAATATACAATTTTGAAAGTACAACAGTAGTTATTTTAAATGATTTCCAAAATAGGCGAGTATTAGTTTGGTTTTATTACAAACCCACTAAAAAGATACTAACTAGAGTTGCAATGCACGGATATCACGTAAAACCAATAAGAAAAAGAATAATAGAAATTTTAAATAAAATAGATGAAAATGAAGATAACTTTAGAGATGTTGGAATTCTTAAACGAAGAAGTTATAGTTACAAAAAAGACCTCGCAAGTAGAAGGTGGTTCTTCGGAACAAAACGTATTCAGTCAAACGGCAGTTAATCAAGAGAAAGGAGAGTTAGTAGAATGTACAGTTCTTAAAATCGGGAAAGAGCAAAAAGAACTGAAAGAAGGAGACTCGGTATTAATTAGAGAAGATTTTTTAACACCTATAAGGATTAAAAACTCAGAGAATTTTGAAAATAAATATTTATTACTTAATCATAAAATAATATTTGCTAAATGTTAAAACTAAATTCGTCTAACAATAGAATAGAAGCGGTTAGACAATTTGTTCATACAATGTGTCTATTTTGCTTTCAGAATGTAACAGGAAGAGAACTAGATTTATTATGTGAAGTTTTAAGATGTGGGGGAGTTAATGATAAATCTAAAAAAAGTTTTATGATTAATTATAAAACTACAAAAGAGAATTACGGACAGTTAGTAAAAAGGCTTAGTGATAAAGGTATCTTTGTAGATTTAAATTCGAGGAACGGTAAAAGACTACATGAAAATTTTGAGAACCTCCTTACTATGTATTTAAATAATGACAGTAAATCAATACTAATGTTAGAATGGAAAGCAAAAGAGTAAAGAATTATTTAGAGTATTTTACCGAGCAAGATTTAATAGACAGGTATTCCGCAAGAAGAAAAAGGATGACAAAAGAGGATGCTGAGGATCTTTACAGAGCTTTATATAAATTTATACTCTACAAACTGGAAGATAATAGTGCAGAAAAAATGGGATTCCATTTAAGAGGTTTTTGCACATTTTTGCATAAAAGACTAAAGTTAGATAATTTAAAAAAATCAATAGACAGTCCAATTTATAAAAGAGCAGAGATGCAACTACACCATTATTTAAGTGGACACCAAAGATTAAAAATAGATGATAAGTAAAAAGAAAAAGCAAGAGAGAGGGGTAAGTTTTTGTCGCATTTTTAGCGATTTATATAGTGGACTTAGTTTCCGCAACCCTTTTTTAACTCCCCTCTCAACGGCTTTAATTATAATTAAGAGCCGTCTTAAAAAAGAAGTGGTAACAGAAAAAGTAAGAGGTAGAAGATTGGTGTGTGATACATGTCCATTCAGTTCTAAAAATTCAGAAAGTATACCTTGGAATAAGAGAGTTATTATAAAATTATCGGATTTTTATTCCTGTATTTGTGGGACTTTAGATAAAGATAATTTAGGAAATTGTTTAGTCTGTTCAAGCTGTAGTATATATTATAAAACAATGGAGGATTTAGAAATTTGCCCTAAAAATAAATGGAAACAATGACAGTAGAAAAAATTACAAATAAATACACGCTTACACAAGAGGGGATATTATTTACGGTTGATATGGGTAGTGTAAAAATGGCTGAGGATAAGACAGTAGAGCTAATCTTGTCAGGAGTTGAAGACTCAACACTATTTACTATAGAACCAAAATGTGGTTGTACCATAAACAACAATTTAGTCTTAGATAAACAGAGACTGTCTGTAAAGTTGACTTATAAAGATTGTGATATGAACTTTGCAAAAACAGTGGTAGTAAAATATAAAAACGTACAATTAGGATTAATTAAATTAACAGGGAGATGCAATTAAAATTAGAAGGGGCTATAGCAGAATTGATAGGAGATTTATTTTGCATTAATGACGGATTTTCGGCGGGAGAAAAGCTAACACAAATAGAAAAGACAGCAAAGAAAAAGTTTTACGATCTAACCAATCAAGAGATATATGATGCTTTGAAAACTACCATAAAGAGTGACTACTACTCAGATACATTTTACACAGACTAAGAAATAAAAGAATAATGTCAAAAATACAAACAGATATAGAACAGGCGTTTAAAGAATATCTAGACTTTAAATTATTCCTTGAAGCGGAAACAAAAGATATGGGTAATAAAAGGAGTTCAATGGCAGAAAGAGTCCTTGAAATGGAAACTCCAAAAGATTATGCAGAACTTTTTTTTGATACCGTAGGGTACCTTCATCCGCTAAATATAGATTTTATGCAGATTAAAACTAGGTTATTTCATTATTATAATTTAGCTAAAGATATTATAGAAATACCAAAGGAGATTGTAAAAGAACTAGAAGGATTTGATGTCAAGTATACTTTCGCAGTAAAGAACGGCAAAAAAGAAATAGTAGACAATGGATTGTACGATGCCTACAAAAAACAACAAGTGGACATTGCAATAGCACAAGAACAAAATAAACAGGGGCTTTCGTAGCCTCTTTTGTTGTTTTATGACCTCGTTCAAGAACACCCTATCACTTGGGGCTTTAAACGAACAGATATTTGGAAGGGGCATCTTCCTTTGGAGGTAACGTAAGGCAATAGTTTAAGCGTTTTCAAGAATCCCATTTGCTTTAGCTATGGGAGTATGTCAAAAAATATAATTAATATGGGAAAGAAGAAAACACGAGAGGAATTCATAAGAGACGCAACAGCCATACATGGGGATAAGTACGATTATAGTGAAGTGGTTTATGTAAAGGATTCGGATAAAGTGTTTATAACCTGTAATAAATTAAAACATAGATTTGAGCAAACTCCAAATTCACATTTAAGTGGTAGAGGATGTAGAAAATGCGGAAGTAAAAAGACTGGGATATGTAATTCATTAACATATTTTGATTTTTTAAATAAGTCTATATTAAAACACAAAGATAAATATGACTATTCTAGTGTTGTTTTTATCAATAAATTTACTAAGGTAAAAATTTCATGTAAAACACATGGTGAAATTAATATTACACCTGAAGTACACTTAAGAACATGTGGTTGCTCTGAATGCGGAGAAATAGTTAGGAGAAACAATCTAAAAAAAGACCACTCTATACAATTACAAAAATTTATAGATAAACACGGAGATAGATATGATTACAGTAAAACCTTATATACTGATTCAAAAACAAAAATAACAGTTACATGTAGAATACATGGTGATTTTACTAAAGATGTAAATAATTTCTTAAAAGGTAGTAGATGCCCATCTTGTGGAAATGCGTTAAAGTCTCAGAGTAGAATTATGACAACCGATCAATTTATTGAAAAAGCTAATAAAGTACATAGCAACTTTTATGACTACTCTCAAACAATTTACGTAAAAAGTAATAGTGAAGTAGAGATAGAGTGTAAAATAGATAACCACGGTATTTTCAAACAAAAACCAAATATACACTTAAGTGGAAGTGGGTGTAAGAAGTGTGGTGATTTACGAGTTTTAGAAAGTAACACTGGTTGGAAATATAGTGATTGGATAAAAGGTGCTAAAAAATATAAAAACTTTGACAGTTTTAAAGTTTATTTGATAAAGTGTTGGAACGATGAAGAAGAGTTTTACAAAATAGGGAAGACTTTCACAACAATTAAGAATAGGTTTCCTAATAAAAGTGTAATACCTTACAATTATAAAATTATTAAATGTTTTGTGTTTGATGATGGAAGAAAAGCTTCAAAAAAAGAGGAAGATTTAAAAATAGAGAATAGGGAGTATAAGTATGTCCCAAAATTAAAGTTTTCAGGTAATCAAGAGTGTTACAATAGGAAATTACCAATAAAACAAATAACATAAATATGAGCCAATATGTAGAGGAATATATTAAAAAGTATATTAGTACACTTTTAAAGACCGAAAAATATATTAAAGATAATGATTGGACAATTCTTGGTAAAATAACAATATTAGAGAACGGAAAAGTAATAAACCCAAAGAAAGAAGAGTTTATGGTGCAAGACCAATCTGTACTTATTCTTATAGACCGATTAAAATTTTTTTCCAAAAAAGCAAACCAACATCACAGACTGCCACAATTTAAAAAGTATGTGGCGCACGTTAATAAAGTTATCAACACCCACATGGACAGAATTGATACTTATATTAACGGTTTTTCTTTAGACGAAATATCCACAAACGATTTAAAATTAGAGGAGATGGATTTCCATAACACTCTTCAAAAAAAGTACAATGCTATTGACGATGCTGTAGAATCTCTGGATATTAAGTTTGGGGATGAAAATTTAAATGCTGTTGAATTTTTGTCAGATGCAAAAGCACCTCTATCAATGCATAAAATTCTTATAGAGCTCCCTGAATATTCAGAAGTAATACTAAAAGAGTTAGAGTATAAAGAGATAGATTTTACGACACCTCCAAATAACGAGATGTTAATATACATGGATAATGTACCTAAATGGGATATAAATCTACACTATTTTGAGCAAACAAAAGAGACACTACAATTTTATGTGGACGAATTTAAAAAACTCGAAAATGGAATTGAAATAGACGGAGTATATATATCGGGGTGGGCTTACTATCACATGAACATTTTTGTAGCCTCTATTCCAAGAAAGGTATGGAACGAGGTTCAAAAAAAATATGTTTCAAAAGATTTTAAAATGAATCCTCCACTTAGAGATAGTGATTGGATGTTGTTTGAAAATAGGGCGATACAAGAAATGGAAAGTATAAAATTTCTATTCATTGGGGCAAGCCGTCGTGTTGCAAAAAGTACAGGGGAGGCTAGTCTACTTGGCTATTCCGCCACGATAGGTAAAGAAACATTACTTTGCGCAGGGGCATCCGCAAAAGATTTAGGACAATTAGCTAAAAACTTTAAACTAGATAACCTGAATAAAAATCCTGCATTTAAAGTGTATAATGTAACCAATGACTGGGATAAAAAAGTTGAATTAGGTATTAAAACTAAAGGAAATAAAACAATATTATTATCAACTTTAAATATTATAAATACAGATTCAGGGAACAATAAAGAAATATTTGCTGGTTTTACCCCCGATGTTTTAGTTTATGATGAATGTTTAAAAAGTACTTTTTTAGAATCTTTAGAAGGGGTAATACCCGCAATGGTAGGGGATGACGGAACAATACGATGTTTCGGAATGTTAACAGGAACAGCAGGAACAGAAGAGTTATCATCTGACGGTATAAAAGCACTACTAGACCCTGAAACCTATGAAATATTACCAATGAGATGGGATATACTTGAGAGAGGTATAGCTCCAGAACACATAACTTGGGAAGAAGATAAATTAAAACCTTTTGGTACATTTATTCCAGGTCAATGCAGGGTGGATATGCCTAAAGTGGAAAGCACATTAGCAGACTATTTAGGAAAACCTGAAAGTGAGTCTCTTAGGAAAATAAAAATCAAAGTAACTGATTGGGAAAAAGCCAACGAAAAAATACGAGCAGAGAGAGAAGCGGTATCTAAAGATAAGATAAAGTTACACAAGACAACTATATACGCACCACTGAAGCCATCAGAGATAACACAATCTGGAACAAGAAACAGATTCCCAGTAAATGAAGCAAAGGCACACAAGGCTTACTTACTAGAAACAGGTTTATGGGATAGGAGGATGGATGTGTTTAGAGACAGTGAAGGAAAAATAAGAGCAAATAAATCCAATAAAGAATTAGCTCCGTTTCCACATAGAGGTGGGATAATAGACGCACCATTTCTCATATTTGAGGATATACCAGAAACAAAACCACCTTGGGGTATGTACACTGCTGGTTTTGATGATTATGCATCTGATGATGCTGCAACATCTTCTGTCTCTACATTCTATGTTAAAAAGAATGAAGTGTTAGGAGATATATTTTCAAAGAGAATTGTGGCTTCAATATCATTTAGACCAGAAAATCACTCAACTGTTTGGGAGAAGTGGCAACTACTAATGGAAGCTTACAACTTAGAAACAACTTGTTTTGGGGAAAACTTTAACTATGGGATAAAAGACTTTTTAGAAAGACGACAACTAGCAGATAAATATTTAGCACCTAGCTTAGATTTTTCTTCAAGTTTTAATATCCCAAATAACAATAAAAGAAAAACTGGATGGAATCCAACGACATCTAAAAAGTTTCTTTTTGACCTATTTGTTGAAGAGTGTAATGAAGTACATGAAATAGAACAAGAAGATGGGAGCATCAAACTTATGAAAGGTGTACAGTTAATTGATGACCTAGGACTACTTGAGGAAATTATTAACTGGTCAGACAATTTAAATGTGGATCGTATAACTAGTGCAATGGGATGCTACGGTTATGCCCACTATTTAAGACACGCACAATTCTGGATACCAGAAAATTATAAAAGGAAACAAGAAAAAAAACACGAACCAGAAGTAGTAAAAACTGAGAAAAAACTACAATTCTTTACACAAAATAATAGGAGATCTTTCTTTCAAAAAAGGAGATAATCTTACAACCAATTTAACAGATTTGCACATATACAATAAAAATTTTAAATTTGCAAATTAAAAGAAAACTATTTTGCAAGAATATAACGTACTAAATAAAATCAATGGAGGTGCCACACAAAGGATGCTTCCTGTACAGACACTTCCAAAAAGTAAGAAGACCCCCGCTTGGTTGCAAGCTAATGCGGATTTTCTATACTTTGAAGCAACTAGACAAAGAAGAAGAAATTCTGTGTTTTCTGATATAAGAAAAATGACAGAGGGAGAGTTTGTATATCGCTCTGTAGACATAGAGAGTACTTTAAGTACAAACGAAGCAACTCAAGCTTATAAAACTTTAACCTCTGATGTAGGTGCTCCAACACATTTAAAACACTTTGATTTTCTTGGTATTATTTCCAATGCTATAAAAAGTGTTTTTGGAGAAATGGATAGTCAGTATAGAGTACAATCAATTGATGAATATTACACAAACGATTTTATCCGAGAAAAGACTGAGAGGTTAAATCAATACGCTAAAGCTATATTCAAACGGAGTATAGACAAGCTTCTTATAATGAGGGGTATAAACCCCAACCAACAAGAGTTTCAATCGGAAGAAGAGAAACAACAATATTTGGCGCAATTAGATGCAGAAGTAAAAAGCTTAACACCTGAACAAATTGAGAAAGATTTATCGAAGAATTTTAAGATTATTGCAACAGAGTGGGCTAGTAATGTACTAACGGCAGATAAAGAAAAGTTTCATTTAGAGGAAGCCGATAAAAACAGTCTTGTTGATTATATTTTAACAGGTAGATGGTTTAGACACTACAGAGTTGGATATGATTACTACGACATAGAAGATTGGCAAGTAGAGGAAGTTTTCTTTTCAGAATACTCAAATACTAAATACCCACAAGATGCAGAATTTATAGGTAGACTTACAGAGATGTCAGTTAGTGATACTCTATCTAAGTACGGCTATATGATGAATCAAAAGCAACAAGAAAAAATTGGAGATTTTTGGGGACAAGGTTCTGAATATAAATCTGGAATAACGCCTTTCGGAGCAGGTGGTGTTGCACCTTTTGCAGAGAATTTAATAATGCCCTTCCATAATTATTTAGATCACAATTTAAATTTACAAATGGAAAGTGCTTTAGGAGCACCAATAGGATACACCAAACAAGAAGACGGCACAGTTGTAAACGATTGGATGCCAAGAGCAGGTACAGATTTTAATGCTACAGGTAGAGGATTTAGCCAAGAGCTGAGAAGTGATATACAAGTTAGTAATGCAACTGTAGAAGTTATGGAGGTTTACTGGACTTCAATGGAAAAATTCGGAGTTTTAATATACGAAAATGAAGTTGGAGCTATAGATGTAGAAACAGTTACGGAAGACTTAATGAAGGAGTTTATTAAGGAAAACGAAATTAAAGTTAAGAAAACAATATCTTTACAAGAACTACAAAAGTCTTTAAAAGAGGATACTTTAGTGGAACATGTGAATACTTTAACATGGCACTATAAACCACATTCACGTTACATGGTTGTAATCAAATCTAATAATTCCATAATAATGGATGAAGATTTAATTTTAGGGGGTGATCCATTAGAACAACAAATTCCAGGAGATAGTAATATTTACCAAGTAAAACACCCTGTAGGAGGGCTTATTGGAAAGTCAGCAATAACAAAAGCATTTCCATATCAACAGTTGCACAACATCTGTTTGAATCAAATTGGCGAACTTTTAGCAGATGAACCAGGTACATTCTACTCAATAGATATTAATACACTGCCCGCAGAATATAAAGACGAAACAACTGAGGAAGCTTTATTTTCTATAATGAATACAATTAAATCAACCAAGTTATTACCACTTGATCCATCAAGAAGTAACATACAAGGTAGCTCTGTCTATCCAAATATATTCCAAAGAAACGAAGTTGTTTTTGCATCACAAGTTCAGTACAGACAACAAATGGCTGAATATTTCAAACAGCAAGGTTTTCAACAAGTAGGTATCACGCCTCAAATGATAGGCTCCCCCACAAAGTACGAAACAGCAGAAGGGGTAAGTCAACAAGCAACAGCAAGTTACGCTCTAATGTCAAATATTATTGACGAGTTTAATACTTCAAAATCTAAGTCTAATGAGTTGCATATAGCTATTGCACAACAGTGTGAAGTTAATGGGAAGTCCTCGAATAGAATGGTTAAGAATAGTGATGGGACAAATAACTTTATAGACATATTATCTGAAGATCCTGACTACTTTCCTTTAAGAAGAATTTCGGTTATGCCTGCATCTACTTCTAAAGATAGGGCGGTTGTGAAAGGACTTCAACAAATGTTATTAAATGACAACACCATACAAAAAGATTTTGGAGACTTAGTAGATATATTTACAAATCCTATAGTTTTAAATTTAAGACAATATGGAAGAGACATGCGAGCAAGAACTCAAGCAAATCAACAACAACAAAGAGAATTTGAAGATAGTCAATTAACTAAACAATTAGAGTCTGTTAGAGAAGGTAGAGAAGATCTACAAGCACATGAGGTAGAGTTAGCTAACATAAAAGGGGAATGGCAGTATAAAGAAGCATACTTAACGGCGATAGGAAGAGATACCGCATCAACTAAAGAGGATAACATAGCTGACATTACAAAGGCTTATGAATCAAACTTTAAAAGAGAAGTACACGTAGCTGACATGCAAATGAAACAAGAAGAAATATCTAGAAAGATGGATATGGATGATACAAGTAAGAGAATAGAATCAGAGAAGTTAAAAATTAAGAGACAGGAGATAGAACAAAGAGGTGCAATGAAACAAATTGATTTACAAATAGCAACTACAAATAAAAACTAAAAACAAAAAATGTAATTGACAAAAATTTTTGTCAAACACTACAACGACTTTAACACAATTGCACATAAAAGAATAAAATAATAATTTTGTACCAAGAAAAAATGGAAAACACAAACACAACAGCAGAAGTAGTTTCTTCTGATTTAGTAGCTCAAATATTTAACGATTACAATCTAACACAAACTCCAGCAGAAGTAAAGAAGGAGGATGTAAAAACAGATTTAGAAGTTATAGATAATGCACAAGTTTTACCAACACCGCCTAAACAGGAACTACCAAAAGAAGAGGAAAAACCAAAAGTTTCTTCTGATTATAGTAAAAGGTTAAAGTCTTTAATAGATGACGGCTTTATAGATAATTTTACAATTACAGTAGATGAGGAGGATGTTTACTTAGATCAAATCGCAGACTTAACAGAAGAAGGCTACAAGCAGATTTTGGAAGGTTGGAAAGAGGAGAAAGAGAAACAGAAAAAAGAAAAGTACGTATCTGTTGATGGATTAGATGAAACCACTAAAAAGCTTATTGAAATAAGAAGATCAGGGGGAGACATTCAAGAATTAATTAGAGAGAATGTAACTGCAATAGATCAACTGACTCAACTTAAAACTAATATTGACGACGAACAAGTACAAATAAATATTGTTGGACACGATTTACAACAAAGAGGTTTAAAACCAAAAGTGATTCAAGCTCAAATTGCAGCTTTAGTTGAAGATGGAGAATTAGAAAACCAAGCCAACACCATTTTAGATCAACATTTAAGCATACACAATGATGCTATAGAAGCTAAGAGAATTGGTCAATTAGAAAGTGTTGAAGCAGAAAAACAAAACATTAAGGAGCTAAGAAAGAATTTAAGCTCTACTTATAAAGAATGGAATATACCAGATAACATTCAAAAACAATTAGTTGACAACGCAACTAAATTAGACGAAGATAAAATATCCAACACGGATAAATTATATTTTGAGGCGGTAAAAGATCCAAAAAAGTTTGCCGAATTAAATTACTTCTTAAATAACCCAGACAGTTTTAAAAAGTTTATAAGCTCTAAAAAAGTATTAGAAGCTAAGTTAGAAGGTAAAGTTAAACCACTATTAACGTTGAACTTGAATAAAACTAGAGCTCCTAAATTAAGTAGCTCATCTTTAGAAGAATATACACAAGAAATACTAAATACAAATAAATAAACAACGCAGATGATTTCAAATCAAAATTTAGCTATCAACGGAGCTGCTATTTCAAGCATGAGTGTGGCACCCGTTAGAGGAGAGCATATGATACAAGCCCAACAAGGATTTTTAGATTCAAGTATCTTACTATCCTCTTTTGTGGAACTAGATCCTATGCGTAACATGATTATGTTACAAAACAAGTGGGACGAACAAGTAATGAAGAAAACTTCATTTTCAAGTTCTCTTTACAAAAAAGTAGTAGGTTCAAATGCTGTATTGACAGTTAACGGACAAGACGGAGGATTTAAGTATAAAATGGCTATCGAAACAGATAACTGCTTTAGAACTGTAGAAGATACCTCTGACCAATCTCCTGAAGGATATGCAGGTGTTGATGGAACTAGTTTCCGAATAGTTTTAAATAAAAAACTATCACCTTTTCAAACACTTACAGTAGATAAAGCATTTGGAATGTTTTTAATGGTAGCAGAAAGCCCAGAACCAACTTACATTGGTAGTGGTTATGAGCATTATGTATCGTTAGTTGGTTCTGAAAATGACAAAAACTTAGCTTACCCAGTACACTACTTAAAATCAGATGTTGTCTACCAAGTAGCTTCGAACAGTATGATTACAGAATACTCTGAAAAATTAGGTATTCCACATTTACCAGACGCTACAAACTACATGGAATGTGAATTTAAGCTAGGTAGTGGACAAGGAGCAGAACATTGGTTTACAGGAAAAGCAGACTCATTAAAATTGAATTCTGGCTATACAACAGCAGACACTCAAGCTTATTTATCAGAGTTGCAAGCAGCAGGTATTTCAGATACTAATTTAGCTATTGTAAGTGCTCAAAAAATGTCAGGCGGAAGCATTACAACAGCAGCAGATATTTTAGAACTTTTGACAATCCGTTCATTTAATGAGAGATTTAATAGTTCATTAATGTTTATGCCAGCCGCTAAAGTTTCAACTTCAAAAGGAGTTATAGAATTTAACGAGGGAGCTTGGCAACAAATGAGACGTGGAAAAATATTTACGTATAACAGGAAAGGCGGATTTACAGAAACAGACGCAGCTCAAGTTAGAAACTATGTTTACATGTATAATGATTCAAGAGTTGAAGATACATTCTTAAATATTGAAGCAGGTTCTGAATTGTATGCTAACATTCAATCAATTATTGCTAAACATGCACAAGCACAAATTATTAATCTTGCACCGTTACTAGGTTCCGATAGAATATTACCTGTAAACCCTGTTACAGGATCTTTAGACGCTTTAGTTGTAGCACCAGTTAAATTTGCAAAAGCTTATATTCCAGGAGTAGGTAACTTAATGGCAACAGAAGACAGAACTTTAGATCACCTAGACGGATACACTGATGTAAGAGTAAGAGGAATTAATATAGGTGGTAAAGATCACACAACTTATTCAGGGTATGTTTGGGATGTAACCGACAAAAGATTTTCATCTAATTCAATTTTACCTGAAGGTACAAAATCAGTTGGTGGTGAAATGCAAGCGTCAAGTAATATGTACTTAGTACGTCCTGAAAGAAATCCAATTGTTTGGGGTAGAGAGAATGGTAGATACAATTCTAAAAGAGCTTCTGACATTGTAGCCTCTAGTAAGTTAATGGCAGAAGGATTCTTTATCTACGGATTTGGAGCAATGTGGATGCCAGACCCGAGTAAATTTGTAATGATCGAATTAAAAAATAGAATGTCTGGTATCAGATAATAAATAAAAGGGAAGTATCCTCTGTCCAAAGCGGAGGATACAAATTCCAAAATTAACCAAAAGAAAAAGAATAATGGCAATACAAAAGAAAGAATTAAAGATACTTAAAATTGGTAATTCTCAAATCGAAATTGGTCAGAAATATACTTTAGACCATAAACTTGACGGAACAGCACCAGACGCATTAAAAAAAATAGAAGCTACAAAATTTCCTTTTACAGGAAGCGGTGTTATGGATTGCGTTTATTTTGACAATGTAAAGAATTTATATGACACAGGTTTTTATGACGGCTCAAATTGCTTAAATAATTATAAAGATGAAGAAAAAGCAGAGTGGGTAAATGCATATAAAAGGCAAATTCTAATACCTTTTGAAGAGCTTAGAAATGTGAAGTTAGAACCTTCAGCTAATAATGATTTTTGGAAAGAATATAGGTACGAGGCTTATGTGAATAAAGAATTTGACACAAGTGATCCACAACAATTATTTGAACTTTTTCAAATTATAATTCAAGGTGTGGCTTGTGAAAAGAATGAAAGAAATCCATTTTATAGGAGTGGTGCTCAATTTACAATATCTAATCCTTTATTGGTTAAAACTAAAAATAAAGAACGTACTAAGTTAAGACTCTCAGCAATTGAAAAACTTTCAATATTAGCTACTACGGACAAAGATAAGTTAGATTTAGTTTTACAATTTGTTGGTAGAGAAGATACTACAAAAGTAAAAGCAGATGATCTTAAATTAATGTACTTTGAAATAATTAATGATAAAGGTACAGGAGTTGATTTTTCAGAAAGATTCTTAGATGCATGCGGTGAGTATGAAACAGAGGCTGGACAAACAAAAATGGAGTTTTTCCATGTCATCAAAAAGTTATTCTCTTTAAGAAAGATTAAAAAAGATAAAAGAGGATTTGTAACAGAGGGTGGAGAATTTTTAGGACTAACTCTACAAGATGCAGCACTATTCTGCTTAAAAACAGATTCAAGACAATATAAAGCAATTCAAGCCTTAATTGATGAAAATCCACAAGTGAGGAGAGAAGTATTTTAAAAAATAATTAATGGCAACATTCGAACAAGTAAAAGAGAGATATATTATTAAAGCTGAAAAAAATGGCACAAACGATAATATAACTACAGATAATTATAGAATTAGTTTACTGTTTAATGAGAGTCAAAATAAATTTCTAACGTTGCACTTGCAACAAAGAGGAGTAGATGATGTAAGGTATGTTCAGAACTTTTTAGTTTTAGATGAGAATATACCTTATGCATCCAAAGAGGAGGATAAATACAATTTTAAATTACCTCCAAATTATTTTGATTTAGCAGACGTTAGAGCAAAAGCTAAAAAAGAAAATTGCAGAGATCTAATTTACTTATTTGAAGTAAGAACAGAGAATCTAAGCGAAATATTACAAGACGAGTTTAACAAACCTTCTTTCGAATGGAGAGAGGCACCATACACAGTAAACTCCAATAGGTTGTCAATCTACACCGACAAAACCTTTTCAGTTAGCGAAATCTTATTAAACTACTATCGCTACCCAAATCAACTTACCCTTCTCGACGAAGAAAACCCAGAATCAGAATTTAATAAAGATTTTCCAATAGAATGGGATGATAAATCTCTAGATGATATAATATCGTTGATGGTATTTAATTCAGACATAAACGAAAATAATCCAAGATTCCAATTACAAACATTAAGATCACAAAAATAAACAACAAAAATTTAAACAAGAATAATTATGCCACACGGAGCAATTACAAAACCTGTAGTAGTAACATCACTTTTAACTAGTGGGTATACAGGGAACTTAGCAAAAGGGCAACTAGCAGTTGTCAAAAATAAAGCTATAAAAGGACTAGGAGCTGAAGTAATTTCTGATTTCGCAGGAATGACAGCAAAAGATTTAATCTCTTTCAAAGTGGGTGAGGTAACAACACCATCTAACCTAAGAATTAAAGAAGTGTCTTCTAAATCAACAGGGTATTTTCCTATTGGAAGCATTGTAGACATTAAAGCTTACGCACCTTCCCACGTAACTCTAAAAGTAGATAACATTGAAGTAGGGTATGATGGAATCAACGCAGACACAGCTCTATTTATCCCAGAGGGTAAATCAGCAGTAATGGACATTATGGTCTATGGTCAAGTTGCTTCTATGTTCTTTGGACGAGAATCTTACCTAATTCAAAAGAGGGTTTCAAGAAGAGTTGGAGAAACTATGCAAAAAGTTATCCGAAGAGTAGTAAAAGAACTTAATGATGATTTAATTCCTACAGCATCTGGTTGGGCATCAACAGAGGACAAACTTTCAAAATTCTTAGAAATTGGAGTTATTGATAGTGAAGCAACTCAAGCGGTTGGAGTAAATTCAGTTTTTTCTACTATCTCTATAAAAGATAATGGTGATTCAAATGACTTGGGAGATATTCAAGCACAATACCCACTATTCAAAGTAGTAAAAACTGACAGACAAAACGGAGTAACAACTTACACAATTTTGCGTAAAGTTTCAGATGTCTTAGCTAATTATTCAAAAGTGTCAGTAGACGTTATTGGAAAAGATTGTACAAATTGCCAAGCAGGATATAGCTTACTTGAAGGAGGATACGTTTATCATGTTTCTTTAGAAGATAACGGTACAAACTCTACAGCTACAGTACAAGCATTACCAACAGCTATTGTTGCAAGTGCAGTTAAATTTGGAAACAAAGATGGTAAAGGAACTTACTCTGTAGTTTTAAACACTCAGTTGACAAACGCTCAAAGAACAACTTTTTTAAATGCAAATGTAACAGCAGAACTTTCTATTGTAGGAGAGATCAAAGATGTATGTAACTTTACAGGAACTGAGAGCTTTGTTTGGGTAGATGGAGAAATTTGTACAGCTATCACTAAAGAGTTTAAAATTATCTTAAAAGATAATGAGTGTGGACAAACAAGATTAGCAGAATTACAAGCAGCTTATCCTGAGTTAACAATAGTTGAGGGAGGTTTAACTGGTGTATCTACAAGAGCAGTGACACTAACAGGAGCATCAGGTGACGCATCTTTAGTAATTGACGGAGTAACTTACACAACTGCATTTATCACTAGTTTAACAGCAACAGCAGCAGCATTTGTTTTAGCACATGCACCAAATATTCTAGCAAACGCAGAAGCCACAGTAACTTCAACAGGAGCTGTTATAACAATTTCAGCACCAACAGGAGTATTTCCTTCTATTGTAGCAGTTGCGGGTGGATTAACAGAAGCAGTAGGAGTTTTAGTATCACCAACAGCTACACAAACAGGTGGTTGTAAAAGAGTTTATTCTACATCAGTTAGTACAAACTTAGTATGTAGTGAATGTTCGCCTATTTATTTACAACCTTTCTACGGAGAAGCACCCTTACCTTTTGGAGATGGATATTGGGAAGAGGCAGAAACTGCACCATCTGATACAGCTAAAATGGGTATTTTTGTAAAAGGTAAACCGTTTTTCTTATATCCAGAAGCTCACGAAGAAGATTTCATTCCATTTATGGAAACATCTTTAAAAGTTCGTTCAGCATCATTCGGATGGAGAGAAGATGATATCCTAAATTACACAGGAACTACTTATGATGTAGATCAAGAATTTGCAAAAGTAGTTAGAGTAGAGACTGCACAAGATGTGGATAACCTTAGTCAAGATTTGTTCGGAGCTGAGCGTATGGGGAACCAACACTACACTAATAAAAAAGTGTTTCATGCTAACCTTTTTGCAAGAACTAACCTTTCTCAAGAGAGAATTTTAGGATACAATAAAAGAATGGTACAATACCACGTTCAGTATCAAGATACAACTTTATCTCAAATGGCTGGGGGTAGATCAAACATCACCCATGATTTTATGATAATTGTAGAACAAGGTAAGCACCAAGCAATAGAAACATTACTTAGTAGATTAGCTGCAAAGGTAGGTATACCAGCACCTAACGTGGCAATATAATAACACAAAGATAAGGGGTATAAAAGCCCCTTATTAATTAAAGATTTTCTTTTTTCTTTGGTTTGTGAAAAAGGGGCAATTATATTCTAGTTGTCCTTTTCTCACAATTAATGAGTGTTATAAATAATCCCCCAAAGAATAAATAACACTTAAAAACCTAAAAAATAAATGACCCCAAATTCATTGATGGAGTATTTAAAATTTTTTATATTACTAACAACTAAGCAAATAATAACAGCATTGGTTGTAATAGTTATCGGAAGTCAAGCTTTTATAAATTATAAACTTAGTAATAAAGTTGATAAATTAGATGGAATTATTATTAACAATGACAATAGATATAACACTAATATCAATATTTTACATAATAAAATCGCTGAACAAGAAAGAGAAAAATTTAGAATTACCGAAGAAGCACAGAAATACTTTAGAGAAAGAGTTGAAAAACTCGAAGAAGAATCCAGAGAAAACTACAGAGAAGTAAAAAATATTAAAGTAGAAAAATGAAAGGAACAATAGTATCAATAGTTGGAATGGTTGTAATTTTATTTACGGTCTCACCTAAACAAGAGAACTACCCAAAGGTTGACATTATAAAACTTAATGACACAACAATAAAAGAGGACTTCACAAAAACCGCACTCTATATTAGAACAGTACAAGTGGAGGACACAATTAATGAAACAAAGAAAATAATTAAAGAAATAAAACAATATAATCATGCCAAAAGCGATACAAGTAGATAATTTAGTACTTCACACTTCAGCTGGATTTTCAGGAGTTATAGGAATAGAAAATTTTTGGAGAGAAGGATTAAAATGGCGAAGTAAAGGATACGGTGTAATAGTTGAAACTAGTGGTAAAATTTGGTACCTAAATGATAACACAGCTAAGCACGGTTACGTAGAAAATTACAATGACGGTAAGTGTTTTGAATTTATAACCAATGGTGTAGCTGGTAACAACTCAAATAGCGTATCAATATGCTATATAGGTGGAATAGAAGTTATAGGGAAGGACAAAAAAGGACAAAACATATTCAAGGGTAAAGACACTAGAACAGTGGCGCAAAAAGCCTCACTTGAAATTGTAATAAATCAGTTTTTATCTTGGTGTACTAAAAATGGAAAAGATGTAAATAAGAATTTATCTGTCGTGGGGCATCGGGACTTTTCTAAAGATAAAGATGGAAACGGTGTTATAGCACCTTTTGAAAGAATTAAAGAGTGTCCTTGTTTTGATGCAATAAAAGAATATGAAAACTACACATCGCCAGACAGAAAAGGATTATTACCAACTGTAAAAACACCAACTAGCTTACCAATATTTAAATTTTATTCAGTTGTAAGTGGAGATAATTTAATAAAAATTGCTACAAAACTAAAAACAACGGTTACAAAGTTAAAAAAAGAAAACAGTCTAAATTCGGATACAATTCTTATAGGACAAAAATTAAAATATTAAACAATGGAATTTATAAAAAAATACCTAAACTATATTATCATAGCTATCTTAGTTGTGATAATTTTGTTTTTAATAAAAGGTAACACCACCACTAAAGAGACTACAAAAGTTGATATAAAAGATGTGTCGGTAAAAATACCAGAAATAATAGGCACACTGAAACCTAGTAACATAACAGAACTGCCGAGTAAAAGTACAGATTCAATTATTTATAAAGATAAAATAATTTATACAACGCACCCCATAGATAAAAAACTTGCCGATAAGTACTTAAAAGCTAATGATAGTTTAAAACAAATATTATATATTCAATCAATACAGCAAAAAGAAAACGTAACAGATTTTTCAGATAAAAATATCGATTTAAAAGTTTGGACAAAAGTACAAGGTGAATTAAAAGACATACGTGCGGATTATAAAGTGAAAGAAAGAGAGGTTATCGTACAAGAAAAAACAATAACTAATACTATTGTAAAGAGAGATAATTTTAATTTTTTAGCGGGCGGAGGTTACAACCATTCACTGAGCCCAAATGTAAATTCAAGCTTTGAAGTAAATGTTGGAGTAAGGGTTGGTAAGATTAATATAATCGGCGGAGCCACTACAGAAAGACAAGTAGGAGGTAAAGTATTAATAGAATTTTAAATGAAAAATTTTTTAAACTTTACAAACGCAAACGGAGTAGACCCTTTTAAGGGGTTAAGTCGTATATATGATGATAGTACTCTAGAAGAGCTTAGAGAAGGACTGATAGAATTTGATTTACCCAATAGGCTTAAAAAGATGTTTCAAAAACTAGAAGAAGTAAAAACTCCAACTCTTTCAGGAATATTAAACGGAGCAATAACACCAATACCACCAACAGGTGCGGGAACAATAAGGTTCTCTGGTAATAACTTCTTTGGTTGGAATGGCACAATGTGGAAACAATTAGATAATTAAGAAAAATGGAAATAGTAGGAAATATAAATATAGAATTTACAGTATTCTCAGATAGTCCAAAACAATTAAAAATTGCTGATTTTTCAGACTGGGTGTACTCTGAAAATCAACCTGCATACATAAAAGTAACAACACCAGGGTCTTCTAAAACAAAAGCGTTTTCTTTTAGTAAAAAACAAATAAACATATTTAATTCTAATAATTTAGGATTAAGTTGTTTAACAGCAAATTGTAAAGACGAGGAGTATATTGATTTACCCGATGGAATATACACCATACAATTATTGTCAAGCTATGAGGACTTAGATAGAACCAAGTTTTACCTAAAAACAGATAGGTTTGAGATTGAGTATAGTAAAGTTATGATAAAATATGGATTAGATTTTGACTCTAAAGATTTCTTATACTACATGGTTGAAATTAAAGGGATATTAGAAGTAGCTAAATCACATGCTATGTTAGGGGATTTTGTAAAAGCACAAAGATTCTTCGAAGAGTCTAAAAAAATGCTAAATAAGTATGTTGAATGTGTAAATTGTTTTTAAAATCATGGCTGGACAACAACAAATAGAAAATTACAATCGAGATAAACTAATAAAAACTCACGCTAAAAAGTTAAATTTTCAAGCCGATTTAAATTTCGCCGAAAAAAGATTTAAAATACAATCTAACTATAATAGAGAAGAATTTTTACACTCTTATTTACTAGGTGGAATATTAGAAAGTAAAGAGTGTGAGTTACAGAAGTTTATAGATAAAAAATTGAGAGGTGCTTTAGGAGATGAAAACATAGTAGTAGTCGATCTAAAAGTGGCGCAAACAAAGTATAGAGACATTAATAATTACTACTCACAACCTTTTGAGTGGGAAGATGAAATAAAATGGTAAATAAAAAACAAGTATTTGCATATAAAGAAGACTCTCTTGAAAACTTAAAGCCAAATTCGATTATTGCTTTAAAAGTGGCAGGAGAAAATAATTTTGAATTATAC